TCTTTGACCAGAAATGGTCGGTATTTAATTTCTTTCCCTGTTGAGGGTCTTATCATATTATAGGTAGGTGTTTCAAGTTTTGGCAAAGCCATAGTATTGTCTCCTTATTTCAAGTCATATTATGTACGGTTACACCGTATCTATATCCTGACCTCCGTCCACCGTGACATTTCTCAGTGATGCTCGTAAATCGTTTCTTTCTCGTCGTTGTATCGGTGTTAATGGGTCTGCTACATCGTTTTGAAAATCAGCAGCCTCACGGGTTCCAAGTTCCGTTGGTTGTTTAGTTCCATATTTACCAATATCAGACCAGTATCTAAAATTAAAACCAACAGTAAAACTGTTTATTGGGCTAGAATTTGCCATGCTAAAACTTACTGGTCCAATAACTGCCGGATATGTTTCCCACACTCTAAATGCTGCGGTTGGTTTATTAGTTTTGTCCAACACAAAAATATCAATATTGCCGGATGCATAAGTATCGTAGTACCTCAAGTTCCATGTGTTTGGATTGTACATTAGCTCTTGCCATTTTTGAAAATATTGATGGACCTCAAAATTTGTATCCATCAAAAATGTTGCATCAAATGAATCAGCATATGTTATCCCTTGCACGACATTTCTATTTGGTCCGTATATATTATTATCAGCAGAAGTTTCTAACGTATTTCCCGGCAGATCAACTGAAACTGTTCGTATCATTATTCTTCTTAACATTTCGGGACTTTCACTCGCTAATGTCGGCGGTGGATTAATGTTCATTTGAAATCTATTGCTTTGAGGTAAACCTCCCCTCGATATTTCAGCCCTTAGTTGATTCAGCGGATGGTTTTGTTGTCTATTTGCCGCCCTCGCTTGTCTCGCCTCAAGGCTGCCTGGCAACAGAGGGGGAGATGCATTAAACGCCGAATCAATAAGAGATTGTCTTTTTTCGCCCTTTTCGTCTGTCATTAGATCATTTTCCTTGAATCTGCCCAAACTGCCTTAGCAGAGGATTTTTTGAAATTATGAACAGGGAGCAATGTTGCTATAACCAATTCATCTTCCTCAATCTTACGAAATTGTGATTTCGTATATCCAGCCAAGTATCTGTGTATAGTTGGTCTAACTAGTTTAACTCCCTTGATAGCATTGTAACTTGTCTGTAGATCAGAATCTAACATCTTATCTAACAAACGCATCCTCAATGGTATCGGCAAATAATGAAAATTCAACCCAAGAAATCCATCTGAATAGTTTTCTATAGGTAACACCAGTGGGAATGAATCATAGTATGGTAATTTCTTTTTGTGTTTAGGTCCATATACGAACATATTAAGTGTGCCGCCAAATGGTGAAGCACCTCTCTTACCATCTCTGATAAGGTCTAACCGGCCGGGTTGACCAAATTCCTTGATCTTCTCCCTATACCATTCAGTTGAGTATGGTTTACCTTTTGCAGCGTCTATTACGCTCTGTATGTAATCGCTATCAGCCATACGATTATTTATAACGAATACCCAAATCATCTTCAGTCAGTATTTTAAATTCCATACCATTATCCAAACACCAAGAATTTGCTGACTTCCATTTGGCTTCATTGACCCCCCATGTTTTGACTTCAGAGAACCAACGTTTAGTTTTTCTTGAAGGTTTGGGGTCTGGTGGACTGCATTGTTTCTTTGGTTTAACCTCAATGATGTATTTTTTTATCTTGTTGTCATGTTGCTTGACCTTTATATAAAAGTCTGGAAAGTAACGATGCACTCGACCATCCCAAGGAGACACATAGGGTATAATTACCTCTTCACTGCCCCACTCAATTATGGACTCAGCGTTGTCACAATACACCATGAACTTCCGTTCCCAAAGAGAACGATAAATAACATTGGATGGATCACCCGTATATTTTCGGGGATTTTGTGGTGTATATCGTCCTCTGTATGCCATAGCTTATAAATACCTGTAGAAACTATTTAGAGGGAATTAGATATGGCAACAGTTCCATTTAGAGCGGCGATCACACAATCGGTGAACGAGACGGTCAGCGATCTTACTAAAACAGATGCACAACGAGCAGCGGAAATACGAGCCAGAGCCATAGCATCAGGTAGCAATTTAAACATGCAAATGTTACAATACCCATCAGAATCCAGTTCTTTTGCTCAAGGTCATTATGTAATTTTTCAAATACACAGTTTGACTAAGGGTCAGTTAGTTAAAGAACAAGCAGGCGGCGGATTCAAAAAACGTAGTTTTGCAATGAAAAATTCTGCTAAACGTGTTGGAACTCAAATTGCACTATACATGCCGCCGACAGTCAGTGTTACTTATGGTCTGAAGTATGGTGATATCGCAATTGACGCTGCAACAGAGCAGGCCGTGAACGCTGTTGGCAACATCAAAGCAGCAGAGGGGTTTGCAAGTACAACTGGTGCAGTAGTAGGTGGTGTTGCTCAGGCAGGAGCTGCCAAAGTTGGGAGCATGGTAGGCAAGGCAGCTGCAGCAACTACTAATACCGTAATGCCGGGATTAAAAGAATTAACATTTTTACAGTCAGGAAAAATTGTGACCGATAAAATGGAAGTAATGTTTGAAGGTGTTAAGAGAAGAGAATTTCAATTTTCATTTAATTTTATTCCCAAGAGTGCCCAAGAATCGCAACAGGTTGATCAAATAGTCCACACTTTTAAAATGGCCATGTTACCAAAATACGCAAAACCTTTTAGTCCGCTTCTCACTCCAGCAGTTGGAGAAAGTGCGCTGGTTGGAGGAGAAGATAGAACATTATCCATTCCAACCACTATGGACATAAAATACTATATGCAAAAAGAAGATGGCAGTGCAGTTCAAAACCTATATCTAAATAAGATTTCCTCATGTTATCTAGCAAATATGGAAGTTAAGTACGGTGGAGATCGTTACACAGCTTACGAGTTTCTTGATAAAGGTGCGCCACCGCAACAAACTGCTATTACATTAGATTTTACTGAAGTTGAAATTATAACTCAAGAAGCTGCAGCGGTGGGATACTAAGATGTATTTTGAGAATTTTCCCACAGTATCATATACGAATGTTTTAGGTGGTGATACCACTATTGTCACAAATATCTTAAAAAGAATTGGTGCTAGAGATGCAGTAAAGAATAGCATTACTTTTTTTACAAAATATAATGTGCGTGGAAGTGAAACACCCGAACAAGTAGCATTTGATTTTTATGGGGATGCTGAACTTCATTGGGTTATTTTATTAGTCAATGATATATATGACCGATACCATCAATGGCCAATGAATGTCAATCAGTTTCAAGCATATCTTGAGGATAAATATGCAGATGCTAATGCTGTTCACCACTATGAAATTACTCAATCATCAGGTGATACCACAGTAACTATTAACATTGGAACTGACAATTCGTTGTATGGAAGTGCTACTGCTGTGACAAACTATGAGTACGAGGAAAAAGAACAGGACAAGAAACGACAAATTAATATTCTTGACTCAACTCTCATAACGCAATTCGTAAGAGAATATAAGTCGCTACAAACAAGATAGAGACACATAATGGATTTTACCGAAGCAGGCCAGTTTGAGATAGAAAAAGCGGTGTTGTTTACCTCAACAGGTAATGAAATCAATATTCGACAATCTACAATTGAAATTGTCATATACGAGGATATTAATTCTAACTCAATGTATGGTGAAATACAAATCGCCAATACTATTGGTTTAATTAGTCATGGCCCATTAATTGGCCAAGAGTACTTACAACTTGTTCTGACCACTCCAACTCTACAAGACTCAAAACATAAAATATATTTTGAAGATAATGTATTTCATGTGATTAAGGTAGCTAGAGGATATGAGGCAGGCGGTGAAATTGTGACCTTGGATTTTACTACATCTGAAATTATCCATAACCAGCGGACACTTGTATCAAGGCATCTCAAAGGCACATACCATGAGATGGTTGAAAGTTTGTTACGGAATGATCTAAACTGTAAAAAAGACTTATACATCGAACAAACCAATGATGTAAAAAGTATCATAACAAACAATCGTAGGCCATTTGATATTATCAGTCAGTTGACAACCAGTTCAACATCATCAGAACATGGTACACCAGCTTTCGTTTTCTTTGAAAATTTCAAAGGATATCATTTTCGGTCATTACAGAGTCTATATGCTGAGGGCAGCAGATTCAAATATGTAGAGGTTGAAGCAAATAGCACTGTTGGTAGTCCATCAAACCCAGGCATGAGTGGTCCAAAACTAAACGCAAAGATTACTAGGGATTTACAAACCATCGTTAACTCCACAATTGTAGGAGCTAAAGACCTATCAGCAGCTATTTCAGTGGGTGCCCTATCTTCTAGGTTGATAACCCACGATATAATACAGAAAAAAATTAATGTCAGTAATTATAATTATTTGGATGATGATACTGTATTGGATCAAAGCATTGAAGGTTATGCTACAGGTGGAGAGGTAAAAGATTTTCATCAATATACCCAATCGGAAATTGATGAAAATGGTAATCGGATTTCAGACTTTATACCGATACAGTATCTAGCACCTACTTCTACAATTAAGAATAAAGATGGCGTATATAAAAATTCACAATATGAGATATATAATGGAGAGAAGAAAGAAACTGAATATGTTTATGATCCCAGAAAACATGAAACCACCTTGCAAAAAAGACGATCTTTGTTTACCAATATGGATTTAGGAGTCAAAATAGACCTAGTGGCTCGTGGCCAAACGACTTATGGCGCTGGTGATTTAGTGAGTCTGAATGTAAATGATTTTTCAAAATTAGATACTGCCGATTCAGACAAACGAGATAAATTTTTAAGAGGTGATTGGTTGGTGGAATCTGTTAAACATGTATTTAATTCAGTGTCAGAAAGACACACGATGTATGTCAGTCTTATGAAAGATGTTGTAGATGAGGAATTTGATCCAGCAGACCACGTTGAACGCAAACCTGTACTCGACGGAAGACTATTTTCTAACGAACATTTCTACGGCAATCTGGAAGGTTATGATGAAACAGTTGGTCCCAATGCAGCAGCTGCTAAGCAATCAGGAATTTCAACTGATTCATTTAAAAAACGTTCACTCACACTAGGCAAATTGCAGAAATTGCAAAGATTTTAGGAAAGGAGCTATTAACTCAATCGTCATGAAAAAGAAACCCTATCATATAGAAAAGGAAGAAAAAATGGCTAAAACACGAAACAGAATTAAAAAGATGCAAACCTTTCAAAGTCAAGATAGAAAAATTGAACCAATTTCGGAGGATCATAAATACATGATAGCATTGATGCGACAACAAGAGTTAATAGGACGGAAGAATGAAAACATTTCACGAATTACAAGAGGGTCTACAAGACCCCAATATATTTAAAGCATTTTTCCTCGCTGGTGGTCCCGGCAGCGGTAAATCATTTGTTGTCGGGAAAACCACTGGTGGAACTGGATTACGCATAGTCAATTCTGATGACGTTTTTGAGAAGTATCTCAAGGATGCTGGTTTTGATCAGGACATGCGAACTGCAAAGGCAGAGCGTGAAGCAGACGCCCGTGAAGTACTGCGAAAGAAAGCTCAGGACGTAACCAAGGCACGCCAAGACAATTATCTTAAAGGACGTATTGGACTTATCATTGATGGCACTGGTAAAGATTATGATAAGATTGTAAAACAGTCAATTGAACTTAAACAGATGGGTTACGATACACATATGATATTTGTCAACACCTCTATTGATGTTGCACTTGAACGTAATGCAAAGCGCAAACGTAGTGTTCCCGAATCAATTGCAACTACTTCATGGAAACAGGTGCAGAGTAACATGGGTAAGTTCAGCCAGCACTTTAGGGGCAACATGGTCATTGTAGATAACAACGATATAAAAGAAGATGATGGCACGATCTTTAATAGTGTGTTGAGACAGGTTAGAGGTTTGGCTAGAAAAAAGGTCAACAATCCTATAGCAAGGGCATGGATTGAAAATGAGATGAAACTACGAGGTATCACCAAAGCACCATCTGGCAGAAATGTTGGTAGAGCTGGTGGAATTGGTAAACCAAAAGGCGGATTGCCGGGTTCTTCTGGATTCAATGTGAAGATGGGTAGAAAAAGACCTAAAACTGGTAGATACGCAAAAAAATAACTTGACAAATCTCTCTGAACATGTAATAATGTAAACATGATGAAGAGAGACATACACTTTGTTGGATTTCGGGGTGATGAGTATCGCTCCGCTGTCAAGGTCTGGGGTAAGCCAGACTTCTTTCATAGGGTCTTCGATGACCGTGTGATTTTCGGTGGTGAGGTTGGTGATGATGATATCATTATCTTTGCCAATGGTGCTGACAAGAGGCACAAAGAGTTCACTTTCAACGATAGTGCAGTATTCTAAGATGATGATAAAACTTACAGGTAAGACGAACCACGGTAAGAACCGTATTCGTGAGCATGGCGACCTCTGGGAAGTCCTAGAGTTGCCTACAGGTGTGATAAAAATGTCACACAAACCCCATTTCCCCTGTATCAAATCAGTCAAAACTAACGAAGAGCGATGGCTCGATGACCAAAATTTTTCATGGGAATCGCTAGATTCTGCTTGACAAACCCTGTGCCATATGGTACTATTAATTATAGTGAGAAAACAAACGAGGTTATTGATATGACTGTTTATGTAAAAGACGCTTCTAAATCGGTTCTGTCTGGTCTTGGCAAGATGAAAGCTGCCATGATTGAGGACTATGCGAAGTTCATGCCGCCTGCCAAGTCGGACACTACGGCCAAGATGAACGCCGACTATGCTGACAAATTTGAGATTCGGTATGGTAAGAAATACATTAAGATCGTACAAAACGGCGGTGGTGTAAAGGCTTTCGTTGTCGGTGTTGATAACGATAAGAAGTTCAAGAAGGGTGATATTCTGTTGCCTGCTGGTTACAACGCTCCTGCTCGGAACTTTGCTCGTGGCAACATCCTTGACGGTGGTTATAATATCGGGTGGACTGGCCCCTTATATGCCGGTGGCACCCCAAGGTAAATAGTGTCATTTTTGCCTTGACAATACTCCTTGAGTATGCAATAATGTATATAGTGATGATGACAAAGAGGTTGATATGGTTGAGTTAGGAACAAAGATTATCGGTGATTTCGGTGGATATACTGAACTCTATAACGGTGAGGTTGTTACCATCAGTACATATGATACTGGTCCCTCGACTCCAGAAGTCAAGGTCAAGTGGGACAATGGTTCTCATACTTGGATGTTATTGAGTGAGATTGACGCTGGAGACACGAATCGGGCAGGAATTGGTTATTTTACAGAAGAGGCGTATTATGAAAACTAGTAAAAAAGATGCTTTGATGAAGACGTTGTTGTGTGAGACTGCTGCTGTCATTCATGTGATTGACAAGGGTGCCACTACGGTTGCGCTGGTTGACGTTGAGAAAGGTGCGACTGACATGAAGAAGTTGGAAACCGCTTTCATGAAGACCAACAGCATCAATGATGGTTGGTGGAACAACGAAGGTATTACCAAGATGTTTGATGGTAAGACCTGTCGGAGCACCAGTGTCGGTGACATGGTACTGTTGTCGAGTGGTAAGAAGTACAAGTGTGAAATGGCTGGATGGAGTGAGATATGATAAAAGAAACGCCAACATTTACTAATCGGGTAGTTAATCTGGATGGGCCGGAAGGTAATGCATTTATGTTGCTTGCCATTGCAGAAACAGAAATGGAAGGTCTTGGCATTGATCGTGATGAGATAGATGTTATCTTGGATGATATGAAGAGTGGTGACTATAATTATCTTCTAAAGGCAATGGATGAACATCTTGGCGCAAATGAAGACTATCCATTTGGAATAATTTTTGAAACGACAAATGAGGAATTGTTAAATGATTAAGGTTTCTGTTTTAAACAGCGAAGATGTGAATGTAACTGGTTCGTCTTTGGTAGGATATGTAAAAACTACATATGATACCTTGGTGGAAAAGTTTGGTGATCCAACTTATACTTACGGCGATAAAACTACCGCTGAGTGGAAACTCGAATTTGATGTTGGCGATGATTGGGTTACTGCCACCATCTACGATTGGAAAACTTACGATACCCCAATGGGTGAGTATGACTGGCATATTGGTGGATTCTCTATGGATGCCGTGGATGTAGTAACAGAAGCTTTAAACAAGGAATTATCAAATGCAAGTTAATACTGATTCGGTTGCGATACTAACCAAGTCAATTTTGAAGACAGAACTGGAAATGTTGGATTTCACAACGCCAGAGTTGTCGGCCACAAATGACATATCAGTTAAACTGTGGTTGGAAAAACGAATTGAACAATTGGAAGGAAATTAAATGATCAAAGCATTGATGGTTATTACAATGGTGACAGGTGCAACATATGAGGTTAAATTACCTAGCATGGAGCAATGTCTGGCGGAGAGGGCACCTGTCGAATCACAGAATGATGTGGCGAGTACGGCCTGTATCCCACGAACTGAAGACAGAGTGCCGTCAGAACTTCTGTCACAGTTCATGGATATGTTTTTCATGTTAGAGGAACAGAGACAATTTGAAAACCCCTGCTCTAAAAATTTATGGAAGCCGGGTGAGGACTACTACCCACCGAAACCATAAATATAGATATGTTGACTCTTACAGAACAAGCAAAAAAATACATGAAGAGCGTCATTTTGAATGGCGATCATGTATCTCTAAGCGTTAAAGGTGGTGGGTGTTCTGGATTCCAATATGTTTGGGGTCTTAAAAATGACTTACCAGACGTTAAATGGTCTGATCCTATTGATGAAGTGTTAGTGGTTGATCCACTAGCAGAAATGTATCTTATGGGCAGTGAGGTTGACTATGTAACAGAGCTGGGGGGTTCTTATCTCGCAGTGAAAAATCCCATGCAAACAAGTTCATGTGGGTGTGGTGAAAGTTTTGGAGTTTAAACATGTTTATGAGAGCATTAAAATTACAGTATGAATCAGAAATTGAGAAAGCAAAAGATAATATCAAGGTCTACCTAAACAATCCAGTAGGGATTGGCGAACATCCTGACCTTGCTGCTGCTATAGACAGTCAGATGGACGTTATTGCTCACGCAGAAGATAAATTAGGAGTCCTAATAAAACACTTTGGTCATGAGGTATAACTATGTATGAGTATAGTTGTAAAATTGTAAGGGTGGTGGATGGCGACACAGTAGACGTTGATATTGATCTTGGGTTTGGCGTGTGGATGCACAAAGAACGTATTCGGTTGCATGGTATCGACACGCCAGAGAGTAGAACGAGAGATTCTACTGAGAAGAAATTTGATTATCTTGCAAAGGACATGGTAGAGTCATTTCTTCCTGTCGGGTCCATACAAACACTGGCCACGGTGAAAGACAAGGCTGGTAAGTTTGGTAGGATACTAGGTAAGTTCAAGATATACGATGGAAAAGAGGACAGGCAAACAACTATAAATGAATGGATGATT